CCAATTAGACACGGGCGAATTGGGTTATGCCAATGACGACCGCAGACTTTATGTAGGAGATGATCCTGTATTACATCCTCCCGTCACAGAAAATGAAACCACTCAGACAGAAATTCTGACGGAACATAGTGAATTAAGTTTCAGTAAAATAGGCGGAACTAGCAACACATCGCTAGAATTAAACAACGTAAAGACAGGACAATTATTAGTTGCTAGTGGCAACAGTACTGTTGCTAATACTTGGGTTAACTGGGACGGTAATAGAATCGGTCCTGACAGTCAGAAATTAATCTTAGGTACTCCGGCTAATATCAAAATTACTGGTGGTGTCAATGGTATGTTCTTGGCTACTGACGGTCAAGGAAACCTAACATGGACTGATAGTATCGGTGCAGTTACAATTGCAGGCACACCCGGCGGTATAGATGGTCAGATTCAATTTAATACTGGGAATGATTTTGATGCAGTCCCTCAATTTAGTTTTGATGTTGCAAATTCAAATCTTCTAGTAGACGGTAATGCTAACATTACCGGTACTACACTTGCAAGTGTGGTAGGTACATTTAACGGTACAGTAGGTGCAACAACTCCTAATAGTGGTGCATTTACTACAATCGTCACAACTAGCGTAATAAACGCAGGTGGAAATGTTACTGCTGCAAACATTTCAACAGCAGGTAATTTAACTGTAACAGGTAATACTAATTCAGGTAATGTTAACACTGCTGGAACTGCTAATGTAGGCGAGTTAATTGTTACAGGTAATGTGTCAAGTAGTTTGATTCCAGAGCCAACCGAATCTTTTGATTTGGGAGATATTGATAACAAATGGAATAACTTGTATGTTAACGGAGCAGTTTATGTAGGAGACCATTCATTCACACAAGACGGAGACAATACTGTATTGTCTGGTAATCTTGTAGTTGATAATGCTGACTTAGGTAACAGTGCTACTGCTAACTTCTTTACTGGAACACTAACAACATCAGCGCAACCAAATATTACCAGTGTTGGTAATTTAGAAACACTTAGAGTTGCTGGCGTAATCAATCTAAGTAATGTTAGTAACATCATTATTCCAGGAGGCTCAAACAATTTCGTCTTGGGTACTAATGGTTTTGGTAATTTGCGTTGGGTCCCAAACACAGAATTATTGCGTAAGCCAAGTGGATCAAATACTTTTGTCCAATTCAACGACGGTGGCGATTTCGGAGCAGTTTCGACTTTTGTATTTGACAAATCAACCAGCACTATGGGCGTTGGGTCAATTATTACTTCAGGCAACGTAAGTGTTCAGGGCAACATTGTAACTAACAACATGACTTCTAACGGTAACGTTAGTGGTACTATCATTACAGCATCAACTAGATTCACTGGTAGTGGTGTAGGCTTGACAAACATTCCTGGTGGTAACGTTACTGGTACAGTACCTAACGCAACTACTGCTACTTTTGCAGGTACAGTTACTGCAGGTCCACAACCTAATATTACATCAGTCGGTACATTAACAGGCTTAGCAGTTAATGGTTTGATATCTGCTCCTAACGTTAGTATTACAAATACAACAACTACAATTAAGTTTTCAACAGGAACAATTTTAAGTAACTTGATTCCTGATGGAGATTTTATCAGTAGCTTAGGTAATTCTACTAAGCGTTGGAAAGACATGTTCCTAGGTGGTACATTGTCTGTAGCTGGTAATTCAAACATCGCCAACGTTACGGGTGTTAATGCTACGTTTACTACTCTTAGTGGTTCTTTAGTTACAGGTAATCAACCTAATATCACTAACATTGGTACATTGGGTAACTTAACTGTAACTAACAAAGTAGAAGCAGGTGTACTAGTCGGTGACGGCGGAAATATTGCTAACATTCAGGGTTCAAACGTCACTGGGGAAGTATCTTATGCTTCAATTGCAAATAGTATCGATGTATCAAATGTAACAAACATTGGTAACATTGCTACTCTAAACTTAGACGGTGACACTAGTAAAGTTCTTAAGGGCGATGGTTCATGGGACACTATGCCAACTACAGTTAGCTTGGGTACTTATGAAATCTTCTCTAATGTTGATGGTATATTCTTTAGAAATACATTGACTACAAGCGTTTATACTATCACTTTAACTCCGTTAGTTTGATAAATACATAGTACGACTTACATGGGGTAAGTTTTATGCGGAAGTTCAACCGCGTAGTGGGTTAGACCCCACGTTTTTCAAGGAGAAATAAATGGCACGTCCATTAAACAAAAAATATTTCGGTAACCGCAACGTCGGTACTACTGGCACAAGCGATAACGGCATCGGTGGTGAAGGTATCGCATCAATCAACTGGTCAAATGCTGGTGGTTGGTTAGCAACCGCAGGTGGCGCATCTGCTCCTCTAGCAGGTTTGCAATTACCGGCACCAACAATCCCAGGTGGTGTACAAGCAACTTGGACAAATTACTTTGGTATCCAAGCTGTAACAACTGGTGCAGGTAAAACTGGCTTAGTAGTTGGTGATACTTATACATACGCTGGATATCCAGGATCAGTAATTACAGTTGCTTCAACATCTGGTGCAAACGCAACATTTACAGTAACTACTCGTGGTTCATCAACTACATTAATTACAGATTTGCAAACTGTTTCTATTACTAAAGTTAGTGGCAGTGGAGCAGCCACAACATTTACTGTTGATATCTTTTCACAAATTGTTAATACTGTTATTACTGAAAAAGGTTCTGGCTACACTGGTGCAGAAACATTTACAGTTACAACTGCAAACGGTGCAACTGGTACAGCACCAGCAGGTACTATTGTATTGACTACTGACAGTGGTTCATATGGTAACTCAGGTAATGATGGTAGTAACATGAACGCCAATAATCAAGAAAATGCTATTCGTATGACAGCATATTTGACAGGTGGTTCTGCACGTGAAGTTGACATCATTAAGCAAGTTGGCGCAAAGCGTTTCAAAGTTACTGACGGTACACGTACTGGGGTAGTTACATTGCAAGATTCATTGGCTAATGCTGCTGGTGAAGGTTCTATCAGTGCAGTTGACAGTGACGGTGGTACATACTTTATCACAAAAATTGCTGCTCGTAGAGCAACAGTTGCTCGTGGTACAGGTACACAATTTGCTACTGGTCAGTCAGTTCCATGGAACATGACAGCAGCCGCAGAAGATGTTTCTGTAAAAATCTCTAACGCTTAATCTTTTTAAGCCCAATAAAAAAGCCGCTTTATGCGGCTTTTTTTATTAGTGACTTTAGTTTATCTTGCACAACATCAAAGTTGATAGTGTTAAACAATCCTGGATGCAACGGCTTGGGGTAATGTTCGGGGTCTATCCAACAGTAACCACAATGTTCTTCATTTAACAATGGCTTGAACTCGTTCGGAATCACGCAAAAGAAAGTATGATAAGTGAAAGTGTTATTTACAAACTTTTGAATGGGTACTAGTTTTGAATCTGTTGGGAAGTATCCGACTTCTTCTAGGCATTCACGCTCAATTCCCTCTAACAGAGATTCGTCTTTTTCTATCTTTCCGCCGGGTATGCCCCAATTACCTGGATTCTTATCATCACTGCGTAAAAGAAATAAAAATCTATTAGTATCTTGTGCATAGAAAAATACCCCAGCAGAAGTATTTTCTATTTTGTTCATATACTAATTTATCAAAGTTAGATGACGATGCTAAAATCTCCAGCACCATACCATCCCTCGTAACTCTTCATCCATGCACCTCCGAGATATCTGTATTGAACACCGGTTGTTAAGTTAGTCACAAATTGAATTAGTTGTGAGTTCTCACTATCAAAATCAACTACCCAATCAGTACCATCAAACATAATAATGTCATTGGCATTTGCTTGTGAAACTTCTGTCTTTTGACCGTCGACTATTTTATAAATCTGACCCCAAGCTGAACTTCCACTACCTAGATTCTCTACGATTAAGTAACGATGTCCTTGACTTGCAACATCTAACCCCTCACCGGGAGCTTTTCTAAACGGATTAACAACACTATCAACGCTGTCTAGTGTATTTTGTGGCAATGTGTCAGGATCAACATCAAATATTAACAATCTGTCATCATTTGGATTTAAACTGATAGTACCTACAATTTCGTTATCCATGTGCTCATTCTTCAACCAAATCTGACTAATACCATTCTTAACAGAACCGTATGCGTTTAAGAATGCACTCCAATATACTTCTGTGTTAGGACTGTCCGGTAAATCCATTTGGTTGTTGTTAGGAGTAAATGGTGTGCTTGCTGGAACTGCTTGTAGGGAATTACCTATAAACAAAATCTTATAACCATATGGAGTAATCTTTTGTCTCGTGCCCAGCAACAAGTCATCATCTTGCATATCAGTAAGAGCATTACCCTGAAAGATACTTGCGATGATTTTATGAATAACACCCAACTTCTTAATTTTAGCCGGAGAACTTAACCACACGGGCATATAGAACTTCCAACTCATCACATCAATTGGGTTGCTGTTTCCTACCGGGATGCTACGACTACTGAATGTTAAACCGTCTTGGTAAACAACACTCAACGATGTCCAGTCAATAAAGTTATCTGTACTTTGAATCTCCATTGCAGGATTGAACAAAGTTCCTAGTTGTTCAATCAACTCAAGTTTCTGATTGTAATTCGTAGTCCAGAAATCTACTGTAATTCGTAATGTGTAGGGAACAGGCATAATTCTTTCAACAGTAAAAGCCTGTCCTTGTGTTGTTTCAAACTGATTAGTGTCAGTGTTATATGTTCTCTGTCTAACTGCTAACTTATCAACAAAGAACGGATCTTGTGTTCTTTTTTGGTCGTATTCTAGTCCACTGATATAATAGGTAATCAACGGTGCAGATGCCATACTACTTGCTGAGTTATTTGCCATAATAGCACTCGCCTGACGACTTGCATCTCCATATTGAATAGGAACACGAACAATGATATCATTGCCTGCAGGATCCTTACCTTTAGTAACTTCCCAGTTACTAAAAATTCTTGCAAATTGTACTAAGAATCTGCGAATCTGTTTGTCGTAAAAGTAATTTGCCATATTAATCTGCTTGAATCTTTAACATTGTTGATAGAGACTGACGTTCTGGGATAGTAGAACCGTCACTCAACGTAGTTGTGTTTGTATTATTGATGAACGTAGAACGCATAGATTGGTCATCAGCACCCAGTGCTGTTCCAGTGCGAACCTTCTCACTAATCTTGACCCATAACTTACCATCCCAACGGAATAGTTGTTGTGGCAAATAATCTGTGCGTAAGAAGTAATCACCAACAATTGGACTACTTGGGAATGTTATACCTGCTCCCGTTGGTTCACCGTTTGGTGCAGTACCGTCACCGGTCATATAACCTGCACTATAACCAAATCCTAATGGACTTGCCTTAGCAACATAATGATATCGTGGGTCAGTGTCAGCACGATAGTTCATAATATCTGGAATGATTGTTCCATCAAAGTTAGGCTGAGTTGGGTCTTGGTCAGTTCTTGCGGCAATAGTATCACTAGTACCATATGGTTGAGGCTGTGATCCAATCGCTTGAACTGCTAACGCAACATCATTAAACACTTGCCCACTACCTGTGCTTGATGCGTTAGGGGCAATCTCAATCAATTCTAAATTAATTCTGTACAATGTTTCTAATGCCTTGCCTGCATCAGCCATTAATAGTTTTAGATTTTCTCTTTGACTTGCACTAATTTTAACTGCTGGGCTAGGTTTAGCATAACCCTTACTATACATTAATTGAACTGTGCCTCTTGTGGGTACAGGAGCTAGACCGTTCGTTAATACCCCTACAGGTAATGCTGGTTTGTTATCAACTGTAGGAACAACATATAGCTGTGTTCTATCATATCCAGACTGAGGTAATAATCTAGCTGCTTCAGCAATGGCAGCATCGTTAATTTGAATATTAGTATTGTAACGACTAATAACGTCCTTTAGACTATCACTAATGCTTAACTCCCATATTGGTTGAAAATACAATGTATCGTTTAACGGTGTGCTAATTTCAGTATCTTGTAATACAAGGTAACTGATACCATCAGATACTACAACTTGTCCTTGAGTATATAAATTACCTTGAGTAAACATAGGACCAGTTACTGGTATATTTTCAGCAACGTTTGATAGACTTGTGTAATTCTTATCACCATACTTAACAACATAACCTGGAACATAAGTTTTTGTTTTGTCCCAGTCACCTAGATAATTGTCTTTGTTCATCGGTGAGCTAAGAATATCTGAGTATTCTTGTGAATCAACTAAAGGCTCACACTTGATACGCCACAAGTGGGGGTACCATGTTGAACTAAACCCTTCACTAGCAAAGTTTGCGTCAGTGATTTGATAATATCTACGCAAGCTAGTTGGGATAGTTTCGTTCAATGGGTGGTAGTCAGTTAAGTGGGGCAATTCAAATACATCACCCACCATTAATTTACGACCAATCAAGTCAATCATGTCGTTATAATGTACAGTGATAAAGATAATGTCGTTGTTTAAGAATAGTCCAAACTGACTCAAATCGAAGTCTAAGTTTTGCACATTGTAGTGACCTCTGATTCTGTAAATATCAGGATCATACTTTCTATCTCTGTTTTCTAAGAACAACAAATCCTGAATTTTTGTAGGATCGGGTGTTGTCTGGCGGGGCATAGTTAAATCACTAGTTGCACCCTGGTCTTTAATTCCCAAATATTTGTGAATGTATAAATCTGTAGCTCCAATGGTAAACATTTCCTTGATTCTGCTATCAAGGAACTTGTAATCATTGGTTTTTTCTGAACGGTAAAGTGATAAACGTGGCATTAGTTATTCCAGTATAGTGTATTTATGACTAAAGTATTACCTTTCTAGGACTTGACAATTAATAAAATCTCATATATAATAGACTTATTGTTAATAGGAGTACACATGGCGACCAAAAAGCCCAAACTTACAAGCGACCATTTCGTCAAAGCATTGAACCCAAAAGATGCGTCAGAGACAAAATATATGGGTGAAGAGCCCTATTTTGGCATTCAGCCCGAAGAACGAAGTCTAGCACTTACCCGTAGCTTTACGTGGTACAATCGATTCTACGGTAAGAAAGACGCTAAGGACTTGATGTGTCAGTACCTAGAACACAATAACCGTCTTGATGAAGCTAAAAAAATCAAAAAAGTTGATGAAAAAGAATTTTTAATGACATTGTGCTGGTTGGCACGTATGACATTGCGTGGTCTAGTATTGAATGAGCATGAGGAATCAACACTTGAGAATGAAATCAGTCGTTTGCTAATCTCAACTAACAAGCCCGAACTTATCGAAAAAGAAGAAGAAAAGCCTGTATCGAATCGCCCTAACATTCAGGAACTCTTGCGTGAAAAGGCACGTGAGGCAGCAGGTGAACTTGAAGGTTTATTTGACGAGTTCATCACTACTGGCAAAGCAAGTGAACGAGTTATGGATGTTGTTGCAAAATACAACGTAGTCCCACAACAAATTCCATATATTGTTGAGTTCTGGAAGCGCAAGCAAACTGAATTCGAAGTTTTACAAGAAGGTAGTGACAGTGATATCAAAGAAGCGTATAGTTTCTTGGGTAAGATTCAAGTCCGCAACATTCTCAAATATATTGAGCAAACTATTAGCGACCTTAACGCATACATTTCAGTTAAGAAAGCAAGCAAGGCTCCTCGTAAGAAGAAAGCAGTGCCAGTCGAAAAGATTGTAGCAAAACTAAAGTATTTGAAGGAATTCAAAGATGCAGTCAACAAACTTGACCTCGTATCAGTACACCCCACAAAGTTACACGGTGCAAGCGAAGCATGGGTTTATGATACAGGTAAACGTAAGCTCCATCACTATATCGCCGATGAATACTCAAAGAGTTTCACAGTTAAAGGCAACACTATTCTCGGCTTTGACACTAATAAGTCCGAAATCAAAACTCTCAGAAAGCCCGGAGAGCAAATTAAGGAAGTCATGGGAAGCAAGCCGGCCGCACGAAAGTATTTCAACGACATTAAAGCTGTCAGTGCTACACCTAACGGGCGTTTCAATGAGAACATGGTTATCTTGAAGGCATTCTAATGTACACTCCTGACAAATGGTTACTGATTAAGATTAACGGCAAAGACCCCCACTACAGGGTCTTTGCTAGTTGGTACGGTGGTTATATGGGAAGTGACAGTTGGAGAATGAATTCGGGGATAACTTCGGTGACTGAGGATGATAATTTTTATTATTTTCATGGCTCATCGGGTTCAACATACAATTGCCACAAAAAATCACATGGTATTTCGGGATATGGTTCAAGTGTCCTCAATAATATTATTGAGAAACAACCCGAATTAGATATACAAATACTGTCTGAGGATGTTAAAATACTAGAACTAGAATACACATGACTGAATTAAAATACAAAGACTTTAACGATTGGTTCTTTGAGGGTGAAGAATATGAAATGCGTAGCGAACGATTCTATCAATCGCTAGAAGCATTTCAATCTGACCTAGGTAAAGAAGCAAATATGCTAGTGTGGCTACAG